TAAAGCATTTACTCCCATTTTGCCATACTTATTTAAGTTTACAAAAAGGTCATTTGACGAAAGTTTTTTTAAAAACTTTTTAGTCTTTGAAAAGTCTCCGGACGAAGATAATGTAATCAAAGCGGTCTCCTTTCTAACTAGAGAACTCCAATGTCTTCAACAACAATAAAAGCGGCGGAACCATACTCGTCACTCTGAATTAAAGTGTTTGGGTAGGTGCTATATGCTTGAAGTTTAAATGATTTAGACACATTCCATCCTGCTGGTGCAATAACAACTGCGCTAGAATGCGCGTGAACAACCCAGTTGTTTAAAGTTGCGTGGGCTCCACCCCGAACAATGGTGTTTGGCTCATTATTTGACGAACCCGTATCTGAAGGCACGAGCCTGGTTACAAATCCGCTACCTTCGAGCGCACTAAAAGCAACATGGCAAGTAAATTTGTAAGCTCGGCCGACGGTCGGGGTAAACGTAACCGTAGTTCCGTTAACATTTTGCCATAAGTTAGCTGCGCCCATAGTCTGCTGAGTGTTGTAGTAGCTACGTGCAACAATCCCCCGGCCACTATCCGAGATCTGTGATTCGACATTTGAAATCGCGGAGTTTAACTGCGACAGGCTGACATCCCCAGTCGGCCCAGAGGGGCCAGTAGGGCCAACACCGCTTCCAGCCTGGACAGTATTTCCATTATACCGCGTTAAAACTAATTGACCGGCAATGACTGTTCCACCGACAATAGCCTGATCCTCAATTGCCTGAATTCTTGCAGCAGTATACCCTGTAACGGTAGCCATGACCCTCCTTAAAAAGAATCTGAAAGTTGATAGGTAAAAGTATCTAAATAAGTAACGTTTGCGTCTCTAATTTCGTAAGTTCCATCTGCGCTTGTGGTAACAATTAAGTTATCGTTAGAAGTAGACGCTGTCCAAGTACCGTCTCCATTGTCAACAATTTTAATGTTTGGAGCGTCTTTAACGTCTTTTGTATCACTAAGAATGTACACATCATCTTCAGTAAAGATTGCATTTGCGTCTTTAATTAAAAATTCACCTTCCTCTACAAAGATAATAAACCCTGGGTACTTTGTTTCTGCCGTCCAGGTTCCGTTTCCATTATCAGTAATTTTAATTCTAAACCAATTATTAATATATGAAACTAAATCGTTCATAGAAAGTAAAGACGCATTGGCATAATTTGTTCCGTAAAGAATGGCCTCAATTTCTTCCAAAAGCCAAGGATCTAACTCAGCAGTGTTGATCACCATGTAAGCGGAAGGCCTATACCCTTCAATATGTTCTGGTGTGGTAAATAGTTCCCATTCGAACTCAACTAAAGACGGGTCATCACTAGCGGTTGCGTAAGTTTTTTCACTAGGAATGGCCGTAATGTTATAAACAATATGAATTTTATAACCAGCTTCACTGCCTTCAAAATCATTACCAATTTTGGTTCTATAACATAACGCGAATGTTTTTTGCGGTTGTTCATTTAAATGAACACCGCTTCGAAGTTCTTCTGCGCCGTTAATTTCATCCAATTCATTTGGATATGTTACCGCAGAAAGAGTTGCTGTAAAAGTTCCAAGTTTTACAACGTCATTAATCTTTGACCCGTCTAAAAAGACTGCCTCAGCAGATCGGTCAAGGCTTTCATTGATAGAGGTTAACCCATTCCATGGAACTGCTGAACCATCTGGTAAGTACAGAACCCCGTTGTCTAAACCAGACTCATAATACCTATCTCCAACCGCATCCCAAGTAATTTTAGGCATTTGTCCTCCGTTTAACCTTTGGTTCCTAGTTCGGCTTTTCTACGAGCATTAAGCTCTTTGTTTCTATTTGAAATCTCATGCCGAGACATCTTTTTTTGTGGGGAGTTTTTAATGTTGCAAATCCTAATTAAAGAAAACAGCCGGTTTAAGTGCCAGGTCTCGCATTCAAACGGAATGTTAAAGGCAACTAACCAATAGTAGATTAACTCGGCGGTAATCGTTTCTCCCTTTGACTTTTGTTGCGGCATAACACCAAATGTAGTAGCCGACTGTGGAGATTCAATGTAATCATTAATTTTTTGTAAGTTTTTTTCTGAAAATCTGTAAATAACGTTTTCATCATCCAAATCATGCAAAAGCATACACTTAATGTAATAAAAAATTTCTTCATGACTTTTGTTGTTTGCTGACAAGAATGGTTTTTGAAATTCTGACTCCCATTTTGACAGAGAGACCAGAGAATGCTCTAAGTATAAAACTGTGTCATTAATAGTCTCAAAGGTTTGTGTCTCTTCATCGAAAAGCTCGTCGCCTTCGACAACAAGTTTAAGCATTCTCTGGCCTCCTGCCCAAAGTCATTAGTCGAAGTCGTAGAACCAATCGTCGTCGACATTGGCCGGGAAGTAGTAACCGTTGTTGGGACGAGCCGTAACAACAGTATCCTCGGTAATGACGACAGCGCCAGCGGACTGTGCGACGTTATCAATGTAGTAAGTAACACCAGTAACCGACGGAATCGTAATGGTGTTGGTTGCCGAGTTAAACGCCGGCTCAGTTGGGGTGACCTGGACCGCGGTTCCGCTGAAGATGGAAACCACCGCATTGGGAAGAGGCAGAGACGGATCAGTCCCAGCCGTTCCGTAGAGGAAGTTTTCAAGAATCTCTAAATCACCGGAATCAACCATGGTGGAGTCAACCGTTAAGATAGAAGTAGGCCTAGCATTGGTAACCGCAACCGGGACCGTCGTTAACTCCCAGCTAAAGGTAATAGCCTCGGGCGAATCGTTGATCGTCGTGTAGGCCTTCTCCGAAGGACTCGCGCTACAGCCGTAAACCAGGTGAAGTTTGTAGCCATAGTCATCGCCATCGATGTCGTTGCCCAGTTTGGTCCTGTAGGAAAGACCGAACGTACGACGAGCCTGCTGCCCAATGGTTAACCCAGGCGCGGGAACGCCAAGACCATCAAAAGGAGCGAACTCATCCGGGTAAGTAAAGGCCTCAATAGTCCCACCGAACTCCTCGGCCGAGAAGAGGTTCAGGTACTTAACGTTATCTGCATACTGAGCGTTAGGCTCCGCGCCTGAAGGGGTCTCCGTAACGGTAACAAGACCGTTCCAAGCAACTCCGTCAGTGTAAGCGCCGGAAGAATCGGGGATGTAGAGAACACCCCGGTCCACACCGGTCTCATAGATTCGCTCACCGGCACCGTCCCAAGTAAGAACTGCCATTGATATCTCCTTCTAGAAGTAAAGTTTGTAAACGTCGTGGTTTAGATTGTCTGCCGTGTAAAAACGATCATAAACACATGATGGCAACTCTGAAATCTTTTTAGGAATGTCGCTATCAGGGTTTCTATCAATAACTGTTATTTGATATCGTAATTTGTTTTTATACGGCTTATTATCTGCAAAGTCAGTGCTTTCGTCGTCTCTTTTGTAAATGATACAGGGGTATTTAATTTGAACGGTAGGAGGTGGCTGAAAATATACGTAGTCGCTACCTAAAAGATCAACTAAAAGCTCCTGAAGTTCAAGCCGTTGGGCCATTGTAAACACTCCCAAGACTGAGGATTAGGCGGGGGCTCTTGACTTCGACACTAGTCACAGTCCAAAGAACCCCCGCCCACCGCACGTATTTAATTTTAAAGAAGTGATCGATGGCGTATTGATCGGCAACAATGCTAATAGAGTTGCCAACCGAAATATCATTATTTAAAGATACTCCCGAATCTAAAGTTCTAGTATTACGAATAATATCTCCGTAATACTGGTACTCGGTAATGAGATCAACCCAAATACCAGACTCGGGTGGGTCTTCTACAGCTTCCCCGTATCCAATTTCTCCATAAAATTTAGCCATCTAAGCTCCTAAATCACTCCCCGACAAACGTCCAGGAATCGTTCTCGCTGCTCGGGAAGTAGTAGCCGCTCGCCGGAACTGCCTCCACAACAAACGTCTCACCCTCAGCAACCGAGTAAGGCGACCCAGCCGCGTTCATCGTCGAATCATCGGAGGCGTCCCGGTAAACGACACCCGTCTGGTTCGTGATGGTAATGCCAGAGCCGTTGAAAGCTGGCTCAGCCGGGGTAACCGCAACGAGAGAAGCAGCAACCTTCTTGACAACCATCGCCGACTTCAACTTGGTAAGCGCCCCAGAAACACGAGTCTCGATCAGGTACTTGTACTGGTTGTAATCGATGTCGAAATCGTCAAACATGCTGACGTTTCCGCCCTTATCGGCGCCAATAATGTAATCGACCGGGTTAACGAGAATGGCGACGATGTCGTCCTCTTCCTCCATAACCTCAACCGGAACAATTTCAGCGACCCGAAGCTCGGTAGCAACCTCGTCAAGAGTTTTGTAGATCCGACGACCGACCGTGTCCTTCAAAAGAAGGAACTTGGCGATGTAGGTCTCGGTGGTGTACATGGTCGGAAGACCCGTACCCTTCCAGTACTGACGGTTCATCACAATGGCGTCAATAATCTCCTGAACCGACGAGTTAGCGTCATCGATGTTAACGTTGATGACCGTAGTGTAGAGCTCGTGATCCTTTGCAATCGGGCGAATGTTCTGCTCGTTGATCTTATCGTCGTGAGCAACGTCACGACCATCGCCAATCAGAATAGCCCGGGCCAGCTCCTCATCGAGCATCAGCCGCATCTCACCCTTAAGCCAGGTGACAACGTCAAAGTCGGTGATATCGACCATGTCATCGCGATCCAGCTTCTGCTTCTTGTAGATGGTCGTCGGAGTCGTAACCCGCTTGGAGACGCCAAAGAACTCTTCCTTCTTCAGGTTACCAGTAATGTAACCCTTTGCCCTGGCCTCATCCGGGGTGAGGTCAGCCGACATCGTCTTAACGCGGCTAAACGGGCTCTTCCGGGTCGCCGAAAGCAGCTTATTAACCCACTCAGTCCGACGAGTGAACCACTCCGGAGTCGTGGCAATGTTCTGGGCATCCGGGAACAGAAGATCGATGTCAGTGATACCATGCTGTAAAGCAAAGGCGTCAACGGCGTCTTTAAGTGAACCGAGCTTGGTAGCGTCTGCGACAATACCTTCAATGTCAGAGTGAGAAAGAGTCGGAGAAGACTCAAACTTAAACTCATCGCCAATCTCAAACACGTTTCGGGTCATATCGGAACCTTCCCTATCGTTGTAATCAGTATCGTTCATATTATCTTGTGCCATCTCTTCAGATCCATCCACTTCAGCTAAAGCTTCGCCAAGCATGTAGTGAAGAACCTGCTTCTGCTTATCAGTCATAGAATTATATACATCTTCGACTGTTTCATCATCAGAGGAAGGTGAATCCTCTGCGTGAACTAATTCGGTCATGTTTTCCTCTTTGTGTTCAAACTCAAGGCCGGTGTAAATAATAACTTCATCTTCTAATGTAAGCTCATCTCCGTCAGAGTGCTTAATGGTAACATTTTCAATAAGTGCTCCAGGGTTCGCTCCGGAAAGAACGAGACTAACCTCTCGAATAGCCCCGTGTAAAACTCGTCCAGTGCGCTCAATCAAATCATTTGCCCAGATAGACAACATGTTGATGTCGCCATGCTCTAATAAATCTTTTGCGTGACTAGCTTTACCCGAAGAATTAAAGAAACCATATGCGTACACGCCATCTGGACGAGCTTCTAAAATTGCATGGCCAAGAACATTCTCTGGATCATTGTGCCCGTGCTGCCAAACCAGAGGAACTTTTGCCTTATCCTGATGCTTAAAGGCGTCAGGCATAATGGTTCGCCCGTCGGTGCACTTAAGCCCCGCTTTTGTGGCGTAACCGCTAAAATCTGCTTCCATTTTGACTTCCTTTCCTAAAATTCAGCCACGTCGTTTAATGGCGGTTGTTGTGGCATGTTGCTATTGACCAGCTCGTCGGCTTTTGGATCCTTAGAAGGAGGAATGCCAATAAACCCACGGATTTCGTTTGAAGTTAGAATTTCGTTTCTTGTAAATTTATCCGCAATGTCAGCAAGGTCACTAACAGAAACAAGCTTGAACGGATCTTTAAAGTATTGAATTCGTTCACCATCGGAAGTCCCAATTGGTCCAAGGAAAGCCCTCTGCATAGATTCTACAATTGCGTCTGCAATTGGCTCAATAGACCTACTATAATAGTTTCGCATGGCTTTTTCATCCGCAGTGCTATTCATAATGTCTTCGGTAATTCCCAATTGGCCGTAAAGCATACCAGTTAAGTACTCAATCTGTTTTAACAAATTGTTTTCCGCTGGGCGGTTTAACTGAGTAATCTTTTCGGTTCCATCGGTATAAGCAATTCCGTACTGGCTGCCTTTTAATTGGAACTCAATATCTTCTCTTCGCTTTTCTGCTTGCTGACGCCTAGCTTCAGATTTTACAACGTACGGCAACTGAATAATTAAATCTAACTTGCCCGAACTAGACTGTTCATCAACAACATCAAGAAGCGTAAGTTTTCTAATCAATCGCTGTAACGTAGAGTTTGGCTCGTTCATAATCGCATACAAAGGATTCTCTACAATAGCCACATAGCGTTTTTCTAAAGTAATTTCTTCTCGTTCTCCACGAGCTTCATTATAGAGATTGATCCGAACATGCCTAGGGTACCAAGCTACAACTTCTCCGACTCTAAGAGTATAAATGTCAAACTTTTCTCTTGTCTGCGGATTATAGTTAGTGTCAACTGGAACTAAAGCAGCGCAGCCCTTGTCAAACATTGTCATCACAATGTCCTGCCGAAATGCTCTAGGACCCTGATCAATATTTGCCTCTAAAGTCAAAGCGGTGTTTAAAGCGCTTTGCATGTCTTCCATATATCGGCCATTTGCGTCGAGTTTAACATGTTTAAAATTAAAACTTGCAACGTCAATGCTCATTTTTGTGTAGATTGACGTGACAATTGACTTTTCATTGTAGTAATGAAACCTACTTCGATCGGGCCTGATGCCATAACTAGGACCGTTGTGATAACTTGTTGGATCCCAAACTTCATAGTTGTCTCTAAACGCGTTCCAAGCGTTTTTAAATCTATCTAACATCGGCATTAATGCATCACCTCCTTAAGTTACGGCGTAAATCTTACTTATTAAGCCTCTTCTAAAGCGGTAATTCTCTCGTCAAAATCGGCTAAAGCTGTAAAAATACTAGTAAGGGTTTCGCTATTCGCGGAGAGAAGATTCTCGTAAACACCGGGCTCAACCTCAACAAAAAGTGCAATACTTTCAAGTTTCTGATGCTCCCGAGGCTCTCCTAAACTGGAAAGGATCACCTGAGTGGTTTTCTGATGTTCATTCATTCAAAAGCCTCCTTATTGGCTTTATAGGCAATATATGCGTCCATCATCGCGGACACATTATCAATTTTTTCGTCTGCTCTTTTTTTTAATAACTTCCTATTACCGTTGGTATCTTCCAGAGTAACTGCATTTCCCATGGCAAAGGACATTAAATCTTGATCAAAGATTAACGCTCTTTCTTCAGCTAGGATTTTTAACTCTCCTAGAGGAACTGATTCGGTTTTTGCCCCCTGAATAACTTTTTCAATTCCATACGGTCCGTTTTCTGCTTCCCAACGAGCTACAAATTCTTTTGCGTTGTATGGATCAAAACCTAAACATCTGACATCGTATTCATTTTGAACAATAAACGCGTCAAGGTCGTCGTAAACTTCCATCATATCAAGAACGTTTCCCTCTAAAACCTGAAGACTTCCTTCATTAATAAAATCATCGTACTTTGCTCGCATGGCACCAGGTAGTTTCATTAAAGTAAGACTCGTGATGTAACTTCTTGTTTTGATACCAAAAGCGCCATTATTTAATGGAAATAAAAATGTAAAAGCACAAAAATCGTCGCCCTGTGAAAGATCAGCGCCTAAAGCGCAGGGTATAGTCCAGAATTCTCTAGACCTGTGAGGGATAGTTTCTTCATAAGTAAAGAAATATGTATACCCTTCCATTGGTATTCCAAAGCGCTTTGCCAAAATATCATTTCTAGACGCTGGAGCTTTTTCAGCTCTTTCCACATCCAAATGATAAACGTCATAAGTAACCGTTTTACCTAGATTTGGATTTGCTTTAACCCACGTTGCTGGATCTGAAACTTCTTCAATGTCGTCTAGTTTATAATGCCAGATTGAAACGTGCGGTGCTTGATACTCACCTTTTAAAATATTAGCAAGCTCCATTTTAATTGTATCGCCAGACCCGTTTCTAACGGTTCCCTCAGAACTAATCGCAACGATTAAATAGTCTTCCATCTTAGAAGCGCCCTGCTCAATAGCCCCAACAACATCTTCTCGAATATCCCCAGAAAGCCACTCATCAATAGTAGAAACTTTTGGTCTAAGACCTTGAAGTTTATTAATTGCCATCGGTCTAACTTCTAAAAGAGACCCAGTCAAAAAGTTTTCAACACCTTTTTTTGTAGAGGCTAATTTAACCCGTTCAATTTTTGATCCGGCTGTGTTTCTAATTGAGCCTTCAGTTAAAAATTTAAATAAAGGACCTCTTGCTCTTGTCACCGCAGTTCGAATCGGAGACATTACTTCATCAGCCTGCTTCATAGTTGGCGCTGTTGTTACTTGATGCGTTGTAGCAGTGTCGACGTTAAGAAAATATGCTTGTATGCAAGCACCGTACATTGATTTTGCGGCTCCTCTGGCTACAATCAAATACTGTTTTGTAACCAGTCGCTTTTTAATCAACTTTTTAACGTATTTTCCTTCTTTTCCGTTTTCACCGGGTTGATAAACGCTTCGCTCAACAAAATAATACCAGCCAAAAATTTGTTCTGCCCATAATTTGAACGTGTCTAATAAATATAAATTACTACCATCAGTTAGCGTCAATTCCATTTCACAGTATTTAATAAAACCTTCTACTGCTTGATCATCGTAATAAATGTTATGATTAGAAATTAAATCATCAATTCGATTCATCTCTAAAGAGATTTCTCTATTTACTGGAATTTCGCCTGAAAGTACAGAGTTTCTAAACTCGCCATAATACTTTGGGGTTGCAGTGTTTGACATCGGCATATTGTCTCCTAAAATATTTTACGCTTTTTTAATTTTTGGCGCAAGATAGGAGGCTGCTTCTTTTGCGTCAAATTGTCGAGTTAAAGCTACTTTAACTCCATAAATTGCAGCACCAGTCGCAACTGTTTTTAGAACTTTTTGGCCGCCTTCACTTAACAATTTTTTTGTTACGGCTTTTCCTGGTGATAGATCCGCTTCAATTAATTGTTTAAGTTTTTTTTCATTTTCTAAACGAGAAATAAAGTTTTTAAGATCATTATCCGACAAAGTCCGTCTATTAGAAACAGCGGCTTTTCTTTTATTAATTTCTCTAGTTTGTTTTTTAGTTCGTTGTTTACGAACTCCCCATTTCATACCTTTTACGCCGGCGTGCTCAATTTTTCCATTCATTGAGTAGCTCCGATCATCAAGAATCTCTAGAACTAATTCTAGAGCTAACTAAATCTGTCCCAATTACAATTAATAATCCAGCGGCGGCTTCTTTTCCGTTTTTAAACTGAGAAGCTTTTTGTCTAGTTTCTTCGTTTAACTTTTTTTGTTTTGCAACAATTTTTCGAGCTTCTCTAGAGCCAATTTCAGATTTTTTAGCTTTGGCCTCTTTTTTTGCCGAAGCTAAATCTCTGCGAAGTTGGCCGCTAAAAACTTTTCCTCTAGCTTCATCAACTTCTTTTTCAAATTCGGCCCGGTCTTTTGCTCGACTTGCTTTATTAAGTTTACGGTTTTTTTTAACCGCCGCTAATTTTCTGGCTCCTGCTTTACGAACTCCCCATTTCATACCTTTTACGCCGACATGAAAAATATCATTTCCAGAAAAAATTAAACCTTGCATTAAAACGCTATCAACTGCAAGAATTTTTAAACTAATAATTCTACCCATAGCATTAGTAATTGGAACTACTTTGTAGCGCAATTCATTCATTGAGCTTTGTTTAATGTTTTTAGAAACAGTCTCAACTTCCCAACTATTGTCAGGATTTACCCGAATAGACATTTCTCGAGTTCCAGAAGCATTTGTGCCCTGTTCTTTTGCTACGTCTTTTAAATGCTTTATTAAATTGTTTTGATGATCTTTATAATATTGCCTACGTGTCGGACTATCGTATGATAAATCTTTACCTTCGTATTTTTTATTAATTAACCCAATCTCTTTATTTGCCCGTCCAGCAGCTTCATTATAAAGTTTAATAGTCATTTTATTACTTACTGCTTTTTGTTCAAATTTTCTATCTTTTCTAATTGTTTTTAGGCTAGACTTTTTTGGGTTTTTACGAACTCCCCATTTCATACCTTTTACGCCGGCATGATCTAACTGAGAATTTGAATACATTGACATTTTATCTCCAATCAAGTATTTCGAACAAGTTTAGAGCCAAAATCAACAGTTTGCGCCATAATTTTTTGACCTTTTTCACTTCTTAAAAAAGCAATGCCCCCAGCAGCAATAGCAACAAAAGCAGCCTGTGTTCCCATTTCTCCAGTAGCTCTTCGCGCAACAGCTTTAATTCTTTGCGCATTTTTAGCGTTTCGGTCTTTAGATTTTCTTTCTTTTTTTGCTTTACCTGCGTGCTTAGACATGTCTTGCGATTTTAGATGAAAATCAAACGCTTTTTTGTATTCAGAGCTGTTTTTACTTCGTTGATCTACGGTTGCTTTAACTAATTTTCTTCTAACTCCTGCGCCTTCACCATAAAACATTTTTGCTCTAGCAAATTCTTGGGCGTCTTTTTTTGCTTTTTTATTAATTGACCTTGAGGCTCCAGTTGGAGTTTTTTTACGAACTCCCCATTTCATACCTTTTACGCCGGCATGTTCAATAAAACTCATACCTTTTTCAATTAAAATTGGATCTAAAGCATTTTGGTTAAATTTTTGTTTATCATTCATGGCAATTCAACCTCCCGAACAAAGTTTAGACGCCACTCAAATTCTTTGATCTGGTTGTCCATTGCCTCTAGCAAAAATGAAGTTCCAGGTGGGTCAAACAAAACTCTACACTTTAAAAACACAAAAGACTTAACCATGTGTAACTGTTTATCTGGAAGATCGAGCTCACTCCACTCAGAGGTTTCGTCTTGAATAAAGAACCCGTCGTCTTCTCCAACACCAAGCTGAGCCAGTGAAGAAAAGGATGTATTAATGAACATAATAATGTCGGGGTCAAAAGCAGTATAACTTTCACCAATGCCTAAAACTTTTTTAGTACTAATCAGAATGCTATTCTCCATTTGAACCTCCTTTCAGACTACCAGAGTTTTGTGTCTCCAGGTTTTCTTTGCGAGAAAGCGGGTATTAATAAGTTTTTATTGCCGTAATGAATGGCATTATGCGTGGTTTTTGTTGTGGTAATTAAAAACTCTGGATCTAGTATCCATTCTTCTCCGTGCAAAATATCTTCTTTGATTATTGGATTTATGTGATGAACTAGAAGATTACTGTGAATTTCGTACCCTTCAACGCCCAAATCACACCCTTGATCACGCAAAATAACGTGATCTCTAGCAGATTTCCACTCATATGATTGATAGAATTCTTGGTTTAAATAGCGGTCAAATCCAAAAGTTTGAACGCCAATAGACCCATTTAACTTTAAGTACTCAAACCTGTCTTCAAAAGTATGTAAGCTGATTAACTCTGAATATGTTCGTTTCATAATGTTATAAACTATCTAAGAACAACTCGAAATGCCTTTGTGGCATCTGAGTATACGGAGTATCATGAGCTTTATTTGAAATGAAAGTTGAAGCCCCAATGTTTTTACTAGCCAAGGCAGTTTGATACATAAACATGTGTTTTGCTGGAACAACTCCATCAAATTGCCCATGAACCAAGCCAATTTTTGGAATCTTAGATGAGGCCTGAGCGGCAACCATACTGGCAAGTGAAGACCCTTCAGTTTCTACCTGAGTAAGCGGGTAATCGTAATCATTACCGTAAAACAAGTTGGCGGTAATCTTTAATTTACCATAAGGAGCTACTAAAGTTTCGCCTCCACTAGCAAGCGGGCCGTAATCTGGGTCGCTAGCATCATTGTCGTAGGCCCACCACATATCGGATGGAGTCGCCCAAGTATATGCGCCTTTAAAAATTGGATCTGGAGTGTTCGATCTACCGCCCCATTCACTATTAACCGTTAAATCAAATCCGTTTAGATTAGATAAATCTCTACTGATTGCTGCAGCCTGAGCTAAGTACGCTCCAGCTGAATGCCCAGTTACAACTACCCGGTTGTGATCCAGAGCATAATCTTCTTGTTCTTTAATCCATAAAGCCGCTAACTTGACATCGGAAATAAAGCTAGGGAACTTTCCAGAACCCTGATTTGGCCAAGCGGGTTTGGCAATGTCGAACAAGCTTAACTGCCACGCAAAGATGTAGTCAATACTAACAACAGCATAGCCTTTTCGAAGAAGCCAATAAACCCACCCGTCATGAACGTCACCTCTTACTCCAGCGGAGAAGAATCCTCCATGAACATACATAACTACTGGCCAGCCATTTGAGGGGGGAGTCCTTGTCGGAATCCAAAGAGTAAGAGCCCTGACTGATTTACCTGGATCGTAGTTTAAATCATGAACTGTGTAGTTTGATGATGAATATACAAACTCTCTTGTTCGATCATGCCAGTTGTTTTTGTCTGCTGTGTTCACAACTCCAGACTCGACAACACCTTCTTCAAGTACTGGAACTTCTTGACCATCAATCATTTCGTACCAGGTGTTTACTGGAGTTTGATAATGTTGATCTGCTGTTCCATCCAGGTTATACGTATCAAAAACTTCGAGATCCCCAAACCACCACTCTTGAATATAACCTCCGGCACCGCATTTAGACGGATGCCGGCCAAGCATAATACAATTTGCGTCAATACTTGCAGGGTTACATGTAACCGTGTACCAAGGAGTTCCAGTGTCAGTCCACTTCCAAATCTTTAAAGTTACTTTTGGCGCAACGTTTTGAACTTGAATTTGAATCCGCCAAGTAAATCCAGTAGTAATCTGATTATTTGTCGGCGGAGTTGTTAGATTAATTGCATTTGTTTCGCCTTTAAAAAATGGTTGGTTTA